CCGCTGCTGGTGTCGCGTACGACACCTTGATGGTTAGTTTCACGGCGTGGTGTCCTCGACCAGCACGCCGCCGGTGACGGTGATTTCCACTTCGGACAGTTCACCGACTGAACCGTTCACTACGTCGAGCGATTCGAGATAGCCGCCAGTGATTTGGAACTCGGGATTCGTTGCCGAGATTGCATCCGAGGTCGGCTTTACTGCCACGTAGACGTTGGTGCCGACCAATGCGGTGAGGTCAACGTAGGTGCCTGGCGTTGCCGAGTATTCCATCAACAGCGTGGCAGTGACCGTCACGTTGGTGAGTCCACCAACGTATTGGCGGCCTGTGTTGCCGAACGATGTGCTGTCGAGTGATTCACGCGATTTGGTGATGACGACGCTCTTGCACTGGTCGGTCAGATCCTTGATACCGGCGAGGTTGACACCGATGCCGAAGGTCGGGGTTGCGAGGTATGTGGTTGCGTTGGCCATGTAGCAGATCTCCTCTACGTCGAGGGTCGCTGCTTACCCGTTTGGCAGTCTAGTAGCCCTATGGGCTGACTTTTGTGCGTATTGTCAGCTCGTACGCAGGGTAGTCAGCGCCACCGTACGACACTGTGGTGGGCCGTGCTTCGGTCAATCCGATTTGTGCTGCGCGGACTAAATCAGCCAAATCCAACAGCTGATCAAGCGTGCGATTGTCGCCGGTGCCCAGGCCGACTATCACGACGCGGTATTCCATGTCTGCAACGACGTTGCTAGCCATCATGATTGTTGGCGCTTCAACGATGCAGCAAGGCACGTTGATATTGCGTGGATCGTCAAACACACGTAGTCCGGTAATCGTGCCGAGCTTGGTTACCAGTTGGTCGTAACCATCCTTGAACATGTTTGCCATGTCAGGCCACCTGTGGCTTATTGACTCCGAGCAGGCGCAGGATCTGTCCGTAGTTGCCGGTCACCGGGCCACCTGTTGCTAGTGGATCAAACGATGCAAAGGCTTCGGTGCTGCCACGCTCGCGGTACAGGATGGCTGCGTACTGCACGGTGCCCAGCTTGGCATCGCCACCCGGCACCGAGCTCGGTGAGTCAAAGTAGCCGGACTCCTGACGCTTGCGGTATGCGAATTGGTTGGCTGCGCTGATTGCCATGTTGGCAACGTCCAGATCGGCGCTCGGATTGGTGAACGTGAAGCCAAGATAGTCCTCTAGGTCGCCCAGGACAATCCAGGAGCACGTGATGCTGTAGGTGACTGTGCCGGTGGCAGCTGCTCGATCAGCGTCATCCGTGGTCAGTGCAAATTGCACCTGATTCGGGATGATTGTGTCAGTGTCGTACTGGTAATCGCCCTGCTGGGATACGCCGATGAAATAATACTCGGGCAGCGCCAGAATCTTGTGGGTGCCATTCCACGTGGCGTTGATGCCACTGATGGTTATTGACTGTCCGACCTCAAAGTTGTGAGGCTCGAGCAACTGAACGATGGCAACATTACTGACAACCTGTTTATGGGTTACCGAGTAAGTCGCCACCGTTCAGAGTCGCCTGGAGGGAACGAACTTAGGCTGCGACGCGCTTGACGAACTTGCTTGCGTCAATCATGAGCGTGGCAAAATAGCCACGGAACTTGATGTAACGCGACAGCGAGCCGTCAGCAGCTTCGACTTGGATTGCACCCTTTTGCTGCTCGAAGATTTCAAAGCCGTCCGGGTGTCCGACAATGGCGGTGCCAGTTGCGAAGTTGCGATCCACAACCACGGTCAAGCCAAACGCGTTCATTGCAGTGCTGGCTGCCGACACGGTGCCGAGCGCGTTCATTGGCCCGATGTTCGGGAACAATGGGCGACCTGCATCATCTACAAGCGAACCGAGGTGCGCAAAGTAGTTCGGGCTGAGGAACAAGTGCGTTGGCAGGTTGCCATTGCTTGCCGAGAGGATGTCCGTTGCGGCGTTGTAGATGAATGAAATCCACTCCGCTGCATCGTTGGTGTTGGCCAGTACTTCGGTCTGGCTAGTGCCTGCAAGGAGCGCGTCGGCTGCTACATCATCGGTTTCGTTGGCGTAGATGCGCGCCATGTCGTCAACAAGCAGGCCGAGCACTTCTGGCTCAGTCCAGTCCATGTCTTCTTCCGACAAACGGACGTATCCGCCGTAGACGTTCTTGGTGACGTTGTTGTTGGAGACAACGAACGTGCCCTGGTCAAGGTTGGCGTTTTCGCCGTTGCTGGCACCGATTGTGGTGTGCGTGGTCACTTCTGGGCGACGGAACACTTTGCCGCCACCGGGCATCGCCTTGACACCAATTGCGTCAACGACTGGGCGCAAGCCACGGAAGTTGTTGTACACCGGGCCGACGATTGGCTCTGGCAAAATGCCGGGCGTGTCGGTCGTGACAACATCGGGCGCGGCAGCGCGGATGTTGGCGAGAAACTGTTGCGCTTCGGAGCCGCCCTTGATCAGTTTGCTGATGTATTCAGCAGCTGATGGCAACTTGAACTCGGCGCGTGGTGCAGCGAACAGCATTTGTGGTGCTGGTGCTGGTGCAGGAACTTCGGCTGGTGCTTCGACCTTGACTTCTGACATTGTGGTTGTCTCCTCTTGGGGTTCGGTCGCTGCAACCTCTGTAATCATAGCGCCCTTGAATGCAGGTGCTGTTACCAATGATAACTCCACCCAGTCCGCTTTTTTGATGATCATGGTGCCGTTGTCATCGTAGGTCGCGTCAACTACGTCAACGCCGACCGATACCGAGTCCACGGCCTCGTCCTTGATGAGCTCGAGCATGTCGTTGCCCTCGGACGTAGCGCTGATTCGGGCTGTGAACAACATGCCTTCCTCGGAGTCCAGACGGCCTGTGACTACGCCGACCGGCTGCTCAGAATCGTGATATTTCAACAGTTTCGGCTTCTTGCCGGTCACTGGCAGGGCACCGCGCTCAAACTTGACGCGAGTGCCATCGCTAACGGTGGCCTCGGTATCCCAAGGTACGGCGACACCGCTGATCGAGCGTGGCGACTCGCCATCCTGGGCAAGCACAAACGTGTTCTCGGCTGTTAGGCGAATCATCATGCCTCACTTTCGTCATTAGAGGGTATCCCCCGAGCCGGTGCAGCGTTGTCCGACTCGGGAGACATTTCTGCTTCCTCCAGGTAGCTCTCCACGTCTAGGTAAATGTAGCGACCGCGTGGTGTCACGCTGTTCTGGCTCAGAGTCTGCTCAATGCAGTCAATGAACGGTTTGGCACCAAACAGGTACAGATCTTGGCGTGCTTGCTGTGCGTTTTGATACGTCATGCCCGAACCTGATGGTGCACCAACCAAGTACGGAGGAATGTTCGCTAGGCGTGCCATCTCGAGCGCCTGATATGTGCGTGCCTCGGTCAACTGCAACTTGCTCGGATCCATGTACGACTCTTTCCAATCGACGTACTGGTTCAACGCAGCAATGGCGTTGTTGTTTCGTGCAGCTGCGAAACCAGCAGCGAGCTCGCTCAGCTCCTCACCACTCAACGGTTCGCCTTCGGTCTGCTTCAGGACACCGGCTGGTGTCTGATTCTTTGCGAAGCGTTCAGCGCTGGTGTCCAGGTTGATGTTGGTACGGATCGAGCGTGCACCCATCGTCAGCAAGCCCTGGATGGGGCTGAGAAACTGCACTACGTCATTCGGATCAAGCCGGTAGCCGTTGAAGTACACCTCTTTGCTGGGGCCGAACCATTGTGGGCCAGCTTGGTCACGTGTCTGCACGTTGTCTGCTGGAATCCATGTGAACGTCGCTGGGAAGCCGTTGCCGAATCGGCTGGTCACAATCCAGAAGGCCCGTCCGTAGAACAGTAGGTCGTCGGTCGTCCATGACATGATGAAGTTGCGTGTCACGTTGGGGTCGGGCTGATGAAACCACGTGTCATCGGGCAGGTGCACGTCCTCGTAGTCCTCGCCAACCCACTGTTTTGAGTATTGGTGAATCTCTAGGCAGCCGACCATCGAGCAGATCAGGTCACGTGCCCGGCTGATGGTAGGTATCTGGATGGCAGCCGACCTGTTGAAGTCGGTGGTGTAGGTCATGAAGTTGCCGACCAGCGGATTGCCAGCAGCGCCAGCAGCGCCTACTTCAGCCTTCGTGTTATTAGCGACAGCGCGCTTTAGAGAGAATCCAGCCATTGTGCAGTTGAGTCTAGGCGCTCGATGCAATGACAGGACGATTGACCATCGGGCGTGGTCGGCTCATCATGCCAACAGCCCACACCAAGCAACGCGCCAACTCAATCGGCCCAGACGACTTCTGCGATGACAACGCGATAGCGCCAGGAGTACGAACCGCGACAGCTCGACCAACATGCTCAGCCAACATCGTTTCGCCAGTGTGCTTGACGCGACCTTCGTTGATCAGATTCTTGACCATCGACGTGTACCGGCTGATTTCCTGATAGCCGACCAGCACCCTGCGACGTTGCAGATCGGAGGGGCAGTTGGTGTCCAGTGTCGGCGTGATAGCAACTTGCAAGCCTGAGTGGGAGGCCAACTGGTGTCGAATGTTATCCCAGACCTGTGTGATGGTTTCGCACATGAATGCGACAGTCGCAGTCAGCATCCCAGCAGTATTCGCGTTGACACGTACAGCCACGTACCGGCCATCGTCTAAGGAGACTTCCACGGCGAGCACGCCGCCAGGCAATGGTGGCAAGTCGGTACGACAGGACTCCCAACGTCCAGGTGGCAGCCACGACAGCTCTGATTGCACCCATAGGTTCACGCTAGACCGCAGGAAGCCGGCACGATTGGGGCCTTTCGATTCGGATTGGACTGTGCGTATGTCGAGCGTGTGTCCGAGCGCTGGGTTGGCGTACTCCCATGCAGCTTCGCTCATCGGATCTAGTTCAGGTGGTGGGCTGTATTCAGCCAGGTACACACTGCCAGTGCTTTCACCCGAGTCGATTGCACGTATGCCTTGCTCACGCCAACGCAACATGGCAACGCTGTCCTCGGTACCGGCAGTACTCCACATCGAGCACAACGGATTCGGCCTGGCACGTTGAGTCGGCAGCAGGCCGATGTCCAATGTCTCTGAGTCAATACCGAAAACTTCGTCGGCAATGATGAGATCCACAGACATACCGTGACCGCTTGATGGCCTGGCTGCTTTGACGTACCACTTCGAGTCACCAACCTTCATGCTGTTGCGACCATACGCCCAGACGGCCTTGACACCGAACTTGGACTCAATTACCGGCGCTAAATCTTGAAACAGCGCAGTGGCTAAATCAAGCCGGTGGGCCGTAGTCAGGATTGTTTGTGGGCCGACCTGCAATGAATACTTACACAGCCACCAGGACAACAGACTTTTCAACGCGACGGTTTTTCCGTTTTGTCGAGCAACGGACACAAGTGAAACATGGTTGAGGAACTGCCCTTGGGCATCGACGGCAAGTTGATTGTTAAGAACATGCCTCTGCCAGGGCATGAGCTCCACTCCGAGAATGCGCTGAGCCCAATCTGCAACTTCCGGGCCGTAGCTTCCGGCAGCATCCGTGATGATCGTTTCAATTCTCGGGAGGTCATGACCTTTTCCTTTCCGCTTCGGGCTTTCCTTTTGGGATAACGAGAACGA